GTCTCCACAACCTTTACAGCTCCACGCACACGATTCGAGCAAATCTTCTATGGAATGACGGTGAATGAAGAAACACCGTATATTGGCTACTTCACTGCAAAGACTGAGACTGTGCGTCATAAGTTCTACTGTGTCGATTCGAAAGACAAGAAACCTTTGTTGGATGTCTCTATGTGGAAAGGTTGGTACAACAATACGCAACCTCAACGCCGTATTCCCACACTTCTCTTGTATCGTGGAAGCTCTCGCACTTCCTTTGAACGAATTGCCATTACAGACCGCGATATTACCGTCGATGTGCGTCGTGAGAAGAACTCCAAGGAAACATTGGATGAACTGAAAGCCGGAGCGTTGGAATGGTTGAAAACTTTGGATGCATTAACACCGTTTATGGTTCAGATGGATATTGAAGCATCACGATGGGAGTTGAGTGACTTGTCTGTAGTGGCTACCTACGCAAAAGAGATTCGGGAGTTTGATATGCTTCGGTTTCCATGCTTGCAAAGTGTCTTTGGATTTCAAACCGATACCTTCCGTCTTCTTCGAGCCGAACATACGTCGGACAACATTACACCACGAGAACTCCAAGCACTTCAAGTCTTGAATCAAGAAGACGCAGTTCAAACCGCAGAGTATTTGGCTGAAGAGTTGAACATTCCACTCGATGAAGCAGGTGAATTGCTACTCTCTGTTCAGCAACGCTCGGAAGAAATGAACTTGGAGAAGTCTTTGCGTGCGTATCCAACTATTCGATTTTCCAACAAGGAAGTGATTCTTAAGTTTGTCTCTAATTTGGAACGAACCTTGAAGTATGTCGATATCTTGCGATTTGTCTTGACTTCGGAGAGTGAAGCGATTGATGCAGTCTGTCCACGACGCATGGAAAAGGTCGTTCCTAAAGTAGCCGTTCCACAGCAAGAGATTCAAATGGAAGGTGAACTTGAAGCGGATGATTCGTTCAACGCAATGATGGGATTTGAAGAAGAGGAAGAAGTAGTCGAATCGGTTCCAACCGGTCAGAAATCTAAAAAGGTCAAGGTTCAACCACGAGGCATGGGTACGTACAACTTCTTCAATAACCGGCTCCAAAAGTTTGACCCTGCAACCTTTGATAAGTCCATCTATCCTTCCAAGTGCGACAAACCTAAACAAGCCATCGTATTGACGGAGGAAGACAAACAACGCATCGGTCCAGACTACAACTATTCAACCGTTCCACCCAATGAAAGCTTGGAACTCAAAGACCCCGATGGAACTGTGATTTGCCCTCCGTATTGGTGTATTCGTGATGAACTTCCGTTGAGAGAAGACCAACTTGTAATCAAGGAAGAGACACTGCATTGTCCTGTGTGTGACGGTAAGGTTCGAACGACAGACGATTTGGATACCTTGGAGTTCACCGTCATCAAACGAGATACATACGCAAAGTATCCAGATTACATCAAGTCACTCTCGTCTATCAACAAACGCAAAATCCCTTGCTGTTTCCAAACTCCTCGGGCAGCGACCGAAGTGTTGATTCCCAAAGAAGAAGCAACCTATGTCTTGGACTCAACTACAACTCAAATCCCTGCTTTACGATTTGCCTACCTGTCACCTGAACTAGGAAGTCAACTCTCCATTGAAACAGATTATGCAAACTCAGTCAAGAAAGGTCGTCTTTCTTCAGGTGAATCCGATTACTTCCGAGTGGGTGTAGGTCGTCCTTCGAAAACCTTACCTATTTTGTTGAACGATAAGACCTCCATTCCACGCCCTCGTGATGGAAAAGACAACCTTATGCAATGTTCCTTCTTCCGAACATGGAAAGACCGTAAAGAGGGTGAGACACAAGTCGACCGAATTGTTGCGTCTATTGATACTGCCTATCAGAACGGAGACCTTGGAATACTTGAAGAATTGGAATATGTGACGACCTTTTTGAAATGTGAAGTCATTCGGATTGAAGGAGGACAAGTAGTGTGTGGTTTCTGGTCAGACTCAGGAGGTGCGACTTCACGCACGATTGTCCTGATAGGTACTTCATTGTTAGCCTATGTATCGCGTGTCAAAGATAAGAAGTCGTATAAGTCCGAGTTCACAACCGACCTTCGTAAACCTGTCTTCAAAGCAACATTACCGATTGTGCGTGACCGACATATTCGAGCCTGTGCAGTGAATGCTCCCGTCTTAGCCGATGCGATTGCAGAACTTCAACTCAAGAATGAAGCATCCTATCAAGTTGTTCTAGACCCATTCAAGCGTATTCAAGCAGTCTTTGTTCCCAAGAAGATTCTACTTCCCGTTCAACCTTCCAATACAAAGCCGGACGCAGGAGTTCCAGTAGTCGAAGGCTATGCAGACATTCCAAAGGAAGACCTTCCATCAGGAGCCTTAGTGCGTGCGTTTCTCAAAGACACTAAACATGCAAAGTTCAAGGTCCAAGCCGACATTCACGATGTAGCTGGAAGAATCGTCGAACTTGAACTCACCTCTGGATTCAGAGTTCCGATTGTGCCCGAGGAGTCAGAAGGAACAGCAGAGGAAGTCATTCAAACCGTTCAACAGTTCAATGAAAAAACACTCGTCGATGGAGCTCCGAATGCAGCCGACTTACAGCTTGCTCAAACCATCACCTATTCCTCTGAGATTTACGAGTTCTTATTGTTCTCGTTGTCCAAAGACATTCAAACTGGACCCGATGGAGCCATCTTAGACCCGACCTATCAAGTGCTTCGGAATGCAATCATCAATCGTGGTGCAGCCCTCTACAAAGAGTTGACCAAATGGTTCAAAGCCGAAGCCTACGAAGATACAACTAAAACTCCCATTGAGTTTGTGAATAAAGTGCGAACACCCTGTGGGCAGTTCACAGACAAAGACAAGTGCTCCAAATCCTCTTTGTGTGGTTGGCACAAGAACACCTGCAAGATTCGAGTCAAGCCAAGTGTTGAAAAAGAAGCAGTTCTTAAACGAATTGTTAAGACACTCCGCGATAACGACAAACAACGTGCGTTGGTTCTCGATGGTCGGTTGTCACCTTTTTTTAGTACGATTTTGTATTTAGAAATGCCTCACGAGTTGATTACAACAGCTATTTAAGCCTTGATGAAGTGAACCTTGAGGAACTTTTGGAGATTGAGGTATGTGACTTCAGTCTTGTCGTCCACTCGGAGGAGTTTGGCAAGTGCTGCATTGGGTAAGATGCGTCGTCTGAAGGTTGGGTCGAAGCAGCTGTGGCTCTTGACGTATTCAGAGATGAACTTGGTTACATCGGTTTGTGAGCGCATTTCACCTGCCTTGAGTCCCATGAACTGGCAGAGCTCTGGGCTGAGTGGCTTCTCTTTGAGGAAGGCGTTGTTTGCACGTCGAGCCTCCCATGCAACTCTTTGCTCAGGGGTCAATGTAGCTGGGTCAACCTTGCGCTTCTTCTTGGAGTCACGGGCCTCTTTCTTGGCTGCCTTTGCGGCTTCTTGTGTGGCCTTGACTGCATCACGGACACGGGTGGTGAACTCGGTGGAGAGTGCCTTGAGTTGCTCTGTGAGGTTGGTGAGGAGAGCATCAGAGGTTTGTACTGGAGCAGCGACCACTGGGACGGCTGCGCTGGATGAAATTGTTGGAACTACAATCTCGACCTTGGAGGCGGTAACCTTCTCCTTCTTGGCCTTGGGTGCCTTGGCGGCGGGTGCTGGAACGGGGGCAGCGGCGACTGGTTCGGCGGTCTTCTTCTGGGTCTTCTTATCGGCGGGCATCTTGTTTGTTTTAGAGACAGAGACTGTTGAGGACATTTCTAACGCGTTGGGTATGATTGTTACCCTCGGCGGTCATGTAAATACTTTTAACACCGATACAGAACGGACAGAATTGAAAAAGTAATGGTATAGGGGTCGCGATACAAAGTAATGATATGAAGCAGAGTATTCAGACATTGCAAGATGAAGATGGTATCCTTCTGGAAAGTGTTGGGGGTGAAGGCTCGGTTCGTGCATAAGATGGCAACTCGTTGACGAAAGGGGTCCGAGGCGGGGATGACGGTCTCGATGTCTCGATGAAGCAATACGAACATTGTCTTGTAGTCGTTCCTCGTAAAGTCAATAAAGTGTTCAGGATAGACCTCGACGAACCCGTAATCTGCAAAGTGTTGGGTCAAGATGTTCAGTCGATGATGGACTCGGTCAATAAAGACTTCCGATTCCAAGGGCACAGGTTCTAGGTTACGTTTCTTGTAGCCCCAGATAGCCCGAAGCCGTTTTCGGGTCTCTGCTTTCAATGGAACCTTTGTGTAGGGATTCACTGGTGTGTAGTTTCTCATACACCATGTCCAGAGTGACCCAAACTCAAACCACCAATGCTTTCCATTCTCTTCAAATGAAATATAGTCCATCGGATGCACCCGTTCTTTCTCGGTGAAGGTAATGATGTCTTCATCGTTCGCAAGACCTTTGCGAGATAACACTCCAAAGCCTGCATACGATAATCGCTTTCGAATCAACCATCCACGAGCCAATGCTTGAACCTTTGTAATCGGAGGTCTAGGATGAACGGCTACCCATAACTCTGGGTCTTTCATTCGTGCATGTCGTCCACATAAACTATGTCCAACAAGTGCAGTTGAGGTACAGGGGTCTGTTGAACCTCGTTTTTTCACCGATGCACATTGAACCATTATGTTCTATGAAGACCTTCTTGAAAATTGGAAATATGCTGTCAAAACGGATTCTCAGTTTTCTTGGAGTTCAATAGTATACCCCAAGCAAGCAACAATGTCTACAATCGCAATCGTTTCATCTTCTAACCTCGACATCAACAAGCTCTCATTCGGAGATATACGCCTGAACAAAGCAGGCGGCAAGTCAGTTCCTTTGAAGTACAATGGTCAACCTCTTCAGATTCGTCTCGAAAAGTCCGTCTATCCAATGGGCGTCAATGTAAAGGAAACTGAGAATGGCACAACCTACACAATGAACCTTACACTCAAAGGATGTGATGCACATGCTCAAGAGCGTGCTGGAGCTGAAGTAGGCTCTACTGGCGTTCTCTACAACTTCCTACACGACCTCCAAGGAAAGATACTTGACACAGCTGAAGCGAGCAGTGTAAAGTGGTTCGGCAAGGCTAGGTCTCGTCCCGTTTTGGAAGAGATGATGAAGAAGTCTATCAGTCCAAGTGTTGAGAAAATCAATGGAGAATGGGTCGCATCAGGCAAGTATCCACCCAGTCTCAAGATGAAGGTTCCAGTTTACGATGGTCGTGTCGCAATGGATGTTGCAGACGGACAAGGCAGACCTGTCGAAGTCACAACTGAGAACATTCAACAAGTGTTTCCTAAGCGAGTAGAAGCAAGCATCGTAGTCAGTCCAAGCATCTATGTCTCTGGACAAGGATTCGGTGTGACCTGGAGAGTCAGCTATGCACGCGTAGCACCTCCACAACGCACAACTGCAGCTCAAATCTTCGCAGATGAGATTGAGCAAGAGATTAAGGCTGAACCTCTAGCGGAGACTCAAGAGGAGGAAGAACAAGAGGAAGTAACGGTTGCGTATGTAGAGGCTCCATCGGCTCCTCCTGTGACACCAACTCAGGTTCCGGTTGCTCCTGTTGCTCCTGCGGCTCCTGCAAAGAATCGTCGACGCGTCGCTGTAGCCTAGACCAAACCGTAGAGTTCACGGGTGGATGATGTAGTTTGAAATCAAAATCCACAAAGAACGTTTTTTCCTTGTCCGGGAAGTCTAGATACTGTGCAATCATCTTACATCCTGCGGTTTGACGTAGTGATTTGCGTCCACACTCAGTGCAGGTGTACACAATCGGACGAATGACTATCATGCTCGGTGTGACAATCCTCACAGGTCCACACAAGCAATGTTCTAAGAATCGTTCAGGGGTTGTCCATTCTTCATTCACATATCGGTCAAACACATGTCGAGGCAGTTTGGACCAGAGTTCATCGTCTTCGGTCCATTCAGGTTCTTGAAGCAAAGTGCCAAACTCAGAGTCGTGAAACCATAAGACTCGCACATCTGCGTGGTCCGCCAATGAATGTTCTGCACATCCAACTCGTTCGAGGGAATCGTTATACAACCAATACACATCTGCGTGGTCATACGAAGGGTCTCGTGTTCCGCGATAGACTTCTTGACCGTCCATCATCCAAGTATCTGCTACGACATCCAAATCGTTTTCGGTGATGTCGGAGGAAATGTTCATGTATAAAAACTCAGGGTGTAGCCGTGAAAACATTGTTGAATCGTGAGTTTACGCAAATGAAACTGAAACGCAGACATCGTGACGACAGACTGTCTTGGTTGCAGAACGAGATAACTCATGTCGTTTGCGTCGTCCCTCGGCTGCTTGAAGAGTGGTTGAACACTCGTCCATGTCTTTTTGAATATCATCAAAGTGTGTTTCAAGGTAATCTAGAATCTCATCTTGAATCGCCCACTCGAAGAAACTGAGTTGTCCAACCGTGGTGTTCAGCTCCATGAACTGAATACGCTTCCAACGACAGAATGGGTCAAACATCTTTTTGCTATACGCTTTGAGATGTGCTTTGTATGCGAGATACACGATGACATGTCGCCCAGTCTTAGTCACAAAGGAAATGTTATGTTTCTTTGCATAGTTGGTCACGAGCCAGTCAATCAATCGCAAGCTGATTTTAGAATCACCCGATAGAATGGTCTTGACCCGAGCGAGTACTTCGGTATTGCTATAAAACCCTGCGAGTCGATGTAATACGAGTTGGTCTTTGCTTTGAATCTCCATAGTGGGTTTAGTTGCGCTCATTGAAAATGCCTTTTATATATAATGTCGGCAATGTATCTTTCATCCGTCGGGGCAGACCTAGACCAGATTGAGCCTCATACACGCGAACTATGGAAAGTCGTAGAGGAAATGAAGCAAAAACTTACGACTGAAGTGCGAATACTTGAAGGTATTGAAATTGAATCCTACGCTTCCGTTCGCACTGCTCTAGAAAACGAACTTTCAACTACGAAGCTTACAGAAGAACAATGGAAGAGCGCCTTACCGAATGGTTGCTCGATAACAGACCCCTCACAGGACTCAAAAGAAGAATCCGAGATTTCATCATGCTTTGCAGGACTCTTGAGCCACGATTGCCGCTTCGTCTACTTAAGCAACAGGTCTACACCCTCGTCGACAAACTCATGCTCGGGGAAGTCGGACGTCTGTGGATGCGAGACCGGTGCTACGAACGTGTCTTGCGAATGTATGGAGCAAACGACCAAAGAACCGACGCCTGGCACGCCAAGCGAAGTGAAATGATTACTGCCTCTGAAGTCTATGGAGTGTTTGGTTCTGAATCCGCTCGTCGCGAAGTCATGATGCGAAAGTTGGAACCTAGACCTCCTGGAGAAGGAAATGCAGTTCCAGCATTGTTATGGGGCACTCGATTTGAACCAGTTGCAAAGAAGATTTACGAAGAGCGAACTAAGTGCACAATTACCGATGTATCGTGTGTTCAACATCCAGTCCACAAGTTTCTAGGCGCATCGCCCGATGGATTGATTGTTCCGAACAGTGATGACCCAAAGCGCTATGGTCGTCTTGTAGAGTTCAAATGCCCTATCAGCCGTGCCTTGAAAGCTGAAATCCCACCTGGATACATTCACCAAATGCAAATGCAGATGGAATGTACGGGGATTGACGAATGTGAATATGTTGAGTTCCGATTCAAGCAAGTGAACTATTCAGAATGGCTTCGAAGCACAGACCAGAAGGGTGTGTTTACAGTCTACGAAGATGGGAAGGTCATCTATGACAAAGACATCTACGAGGATACAACTCAAGTCATCTATTGGTTACTGACCTCCATCAAAGAGGACTTTGTTCCCAAAGACAAAGAATGGTTACCTAAACACTTGGGAGGGTTAAGTCAGTTCTGGAACGAAGTGTTGGAGCATCGTAAGAACGGAACTCTACCTGATAAGAAGGTTGTTGCTTCACTAGATGTCTAAAAGTAAGTCCAGCAATATTGATAGTCAAACTCTTGAATTGCATCCGGAAATAATTGGACTACAAATTGCCAACTTATCTGGTCTTCAATACCACACTCTTGTATATGTGTATACCATGTCTCACCAATTTCTTGGAATAAAGAACATTGTTTTCGTACACTAAATCCACAAGAATGTCGTAGCGGCTTGTTCTCAAATCCTTCACTTAATTTGGAAACTATATAGTTGTGGTATTGGTCTTTTTGCGACGCGTATTTTGCATGTTTGATTGCTTCGTTGTATTCACCCCATGCATCCAAATAGGTGTATGGATGACGTGTAATTGCAATCACTTTTGGACCTACTAAACTATCTCTCATTTCATAGACCTTCTTTAGGTCTGTGACACGAAGTTTGGAATCAATCCAACAGACGTACTCATAAGGACGAAGAACTTCATACAGATGTGGACGACATCGCAATGACTTTGTATTTGCACAATCTAAAATGTTATCATTTTCAATAGGAATATCTAACCATACACGTTTCCAGCCAGTATGTTCAAGTCGCGAATACATAGATGGATTATTCGTGAAGTAATAACAATCGTCTTGCGTCGAAGGTAACTCTGTAATGACGTTTGCCCAGTTCATATCTCCACCTATAAAGCATGTGTAAAACGCAATCATTTAAATATCAATATACGTGGTTATCTAAATGATACATTCCTTCTATATCAATTTAGATAAGCGAACAGATAGACGTGAACAAATTGAAGAAGAAGGAAGGCGTATGGGAATGAACATTGAACGTTTCCCTGCAATCGAACATACAAACCCCTGTATTGGATGTGTGAATTCACACATTGCAGTGTTATCCATTGCGAAAGAGCGAAAGTATGAGTCAGTTCTTATCCTCGAAGATGACCTTAAGTTTTTGATTGAAAGAGAAAAACTTGATTCAATTCTTCAGAACCTTCCCAATCCATATGATGTAGTCATGTTGAACTACGGATTGTCAGGTGAAGAATCTTATAACGAGATGTTTGGAAAAGTCATTGAATCGTCGGATGCATCTGCCTATATTGTTCATTCACGCTTCTATGATAGACTAATTGAAACTCTCAAAGAAGGAAGTGCCTTATATGAACAAAACCCAGGACATCATTGGATATACTTAAACGACCAGTATTGGAAGCGACTTCAACCGAGTGCAAATTGGTATTATAGCCGAACACGAGTAGGAAAACAGCGGCCAGGATATAGTGACCTAGGTCGTACATTTTGCGAATACAACTAATATAAGGACTTTAATACCCAAATGGACATTAAGTAAATGATAACCTATGTATCATCATTCTTTCACGGTAAAAATCCGAAACGAAGCAGTCAAGACTATAAGCGACACTTCGATAACATTGCAAGTAGTGGAGCTTCCATTCTACTCTTTTTAGATAAGGAGTCAACCTGGACATTTCCACCGAATGTTCGCGTTGAACGACTGTCTCTCGAAGAGACTTGGGTAGGAACTCATATTCCAGACACAGACTGTTTACCCACAACTCGGTCACCCAACGATACTTGTGAAT